TATTGGGAATTGTGGAATCAAACGATTTTTCAAATTTGGTTGATGTGGTGTTTGATGCCATTCCTAGTAAGTTTTTCGAAAGAATCACGGAAGGCTTCGAAGAACAAATTGAAGAAACGAATGCCTATAACAAAAATCCACTAGCTTATTACGGAATGTCGGAAAGAGATTTTCTATAGAAAGGACAATGATTCATGCGGTTATATGATTTAACACAGTCTTATTTGCAAGTACTGGAAATGGCTGAAGATATGGAAATGGAAGTGTTGAAAGATACGTTAGAATCCATTCAGGATGCGATTGAGGATAAAGCGGAAAACCTAGCAAAGTTAATCCGGTGTTTAGAAGCTGATGCCAAGATTTTAAAGGAAGAAGAATCTCGTTTAGCAGATCGTCGTAAATCGTTTGAAAATCGTATCGCTAGTTGTAAAGAGTATCTACAAAATCAAATGGAGGTTGCTGGATTGGATAAAGTGAAACGTCCTACCGTTACGGTATCCATCCAAAGCAATCCTCCAAGCGTGGAAGTAATCGATGAAAGTCTAATTCCATCTGAGTACATGGTACCGCAACCAAGCAAGATTGACAAGAAGTCCATTTTAACCGCTTTAAAAGATGGCTTAGTCATTGAAGGTTGCACTATGAAACAAGGGAAGGGGCTACGGATTAAATGACCATCTACTTAATTAATGGTAAGCCCCATATTGCAGCACATAACGGCTATCAAGCCATTTCTGAATATGAATACCATATGGCCATTGAACAAGGCGAAATAGACACAGTAGAGGACGTGAACCTGTATGACTGAACAAATCGATGTTATTGAACCAATCCCAGCACCACCTGTAAAGCTTAATTTATTTCAAAAGATTCATGCTGTCATGCAAGATGTAGAATACCTTCAAAAGGACGATAACATTAGCTTTGGTCAAACAAAATACAGAGCTATCTCAGAAGAAAAAGTCACGTCTACGGTACGTGCAAGCCTTTTAAAACACGGTTTAGTTATTCTCCCGGTGGAGCAAGACCACCATCGGGAAGGTACTCTTTCAACGGTTAATACGAAATACAAAATTGTTGATATCGATACAGGGAATTATGAAGTCTTAGTCTCCAGTGGAACAGGAGCTGACACGCAGGATAAAGGTGTCGGTAAAGCGATGACCTACTCTTATAAATACTTACTACTTAGAACATTCGCGATTCCTACTGGAGAAGATCCTGACAAAATTTCTTCTGCCGAATTAGATGCTAAACAAAATGCACTGATATCTTCTAAAGAATTAGGAGACCTGAAAGTGACTGTACTTGAATTCGCCAAGCTTAGAGGGAAAACAGATGCTGATGTTTATGAAGCCTTACACATTGCCGATGTGACGAAATTAACCTCGATGGAAGCAAAAGAGGTTATTGCAAAAGTAAAAGGTTGGATTGTTTCAGCGAAAAAAGAAATCGCTAAGAAAGAAAAGCAAGGCGCATAGAGAAGGGAAGGGGAGAAATCCCCTTTCTTAATAAAAGGGAGTGGGACAAGTGGGTGTTTTGGTTACTGGAGTTATATGTCTTGTCGTATTATCCACCATTGTTTTAACATTCATGATTTTACCTAAAAAGATTCAGGCTACCATCTTAGATCGGATTGACCACATATGATTACAACGGTCCGTAGATATCATAAGCACGAAATAGAAGCTGCTGTTGCCGAATTAGAGAAGCGTGGGTTTGAGTTGATATTCCCTATCACAGAGGTTACGAAAATTGGTACTTCATCCAGTCAATATAAGTACTCGAAGGGTCGCTATCAGAATCGCCAATCGAATATGAGTAGTGGTTACATAGCGAAGTTGAGGATAGGCGAATGAACGGAGAACACTTTCGGGAATACATTGAAATCATTTGTTTGAGTACTCATTCATCGAAAGCAGACATAGCTCGATACTTAGAGGTTACTCCAGAGTTAGTTTGGGGGACTTGGCAAAAAACAGGATTACCACGAACGAAATATTCCTTAGTGATTGCTAGGTTAAAAGAATACGTGAGGAGGGTAGACTATGATAATGGATGTTTATAACTGCGAGGACTGCGGTAGAGCCTTTGCAGTAGAGAAGGATGATGAACCTACTTGTTGCCCTGTTTGTGAAGCAGAGATCTGGGAGTATAGCCATACTGTAAAATGTGAATTGGTTAAGGAATAGACTTACCAACATTTAATTCATATAGTAACAGGATCACTGGTACTTTCACTATTGGTGAAATGAGTAATATAAATTAGTGAACAGTAGAAGGCTATTGCGACATAAAGGATGATGAAAATGGAAAGATGTGAAGGTTGTCAAAAAGTATTCAAACGCATGAAAGATGATTTCTTATTTTGTGGTGAATGTGTTATGGGTAAAAGAACGGTTGAATGGTTTCTAGCAAAGGAAAATGAATTCGGAATTGAGACAATCGGGCTCGAGTCGATTGATGAATATGGTGACTTACATCGCATCATAGGATATAACGGTATCTTAAAGGGTGATAAAGTTAAGTATCAAGATGTGGAATACACAGTTGTTATGGTGTCGAGAATGGGTCATTTTGGCTTATCTGACACAGGGCAATTACCTTATACAAAAAGTGTTTATCCAAATGAAGTCAAAGGAGGATGATGGGGAGAATGAAAGTAGTAGATAAATTGACTTTATTACTAAAGGAAAAACACGGTAGGAAACTTGATTTAAAAAATGATGTTTATTACCTGTTCTTAAAGGGTGGAGTATTCTCCTTGTATTATGATGAAGATGAAAAAACTGTAAAAGTTAATGTTGAATTTTTACCAGAAGATAACACTTTTGTTTATTTTGATGACACAGACTTAGAAAGTCTTATGTCGTAATCCGATGATATAGCGATAGAGGGAGTTTACTTTTCTCCCTCTTCATCCTCTAATTCCATAGCTTTTAAGATTAATTGTCTTATAGCTTCAGAACGGTTCTTGATTCGGTTTTCAAACTGGAAGTCCTCAACCTTCTGTAGTAGATCATCGTCAATTGTAATATTAATAATCGGTTTAGCATTTGGGGTTTTCTTGTGGCCAGCCATAGAAACAACTCCTTTTTTTTAAACAGTTTAGGAAAGATAGTCCTTAACCTACATTATACACAGTTAACAAAATAATATACCACTAGACCACTAAAAATACGTCTTAAGACCTAGATGAAACCACTAGACCACTAGACTTTAGAGGTGTAGAATAGGGATATGCACCAACAGACCAACAAGTTAGTGCTTTAAAGGAGGGTTGTTATGAAAAAGCCATGGGTTACATTAACCATTGACCAAGAGTTACTGGATAAGTTGGACAATGAACGTCGAAAGAAAATCACTCAAGAGAATAAAGACATTTCACGTTCAGCTTACCTGAGTGATCTATTAAGAAAAGGATTGAAGGTGGCGAAATAATGGGAGTAGGGATCACTGAAAAATTATTGAAACATTTGTATGTGAATCGTGGTTTATCAGACGCAGAGATTGCTAGTTTCGTAGGTTTAGACCGAACAGCTATAGTCAGGATGCGTAATTCTTTCGAAATCGTAGCTAGAAAAAGCTTAGGCGAAGTGGGAGAAGAATATGTGGAGGAAAAACTAAGAGAACTTGGTCATGATGTCCGAAACATGAATGGTCATTCTAAGACGAGTATTTTTGATTTATTGGCAGATGGGGGAACAAGAATTGAGGTAAAAACAGCAAAAAACACAAACGGTTCCTTTGTTTTCTCTCTCTCAAATAAAGAAGAATGTAATCAGATTGAATCGGATTACCGAATACGGTTAACGAATGGTAGAACGCGCAAGTTATATAGAAAAACCTGTGATTTTATTGTGTGCGTAGGGATTAAGAATAATACCTTTTATCCCTATATCATCCCTTCCAGTGAAATCAACGATAAATTACAAGGGATTAGAATTTCACCTTCGATTAATACAAAATATGCTCACTATTATCAACAGTGGGATCAAATAAAAAAGCCCGATGTTGGCGCATCGGACCCAAAATAAAACAACTTATTATTAATATATCATATTGGACAAGTTTTATACCAAGGAAGTGAAAGAATGGCAAAATATAGAGCAGTCCACACTACGTTTTGGGATGATGCTTTTGTTCTGGATCTCACTCCAGAGGAAAAATATTTTTATCTCTATCTCATGACAAACGATAAAACCACTCAATGCGGAATTTATGAGCTTCCTAAACGAGTAATGGAAATGCAGACTGGGTATCATCGTGAAACCATCGATAAATTGTTAAAACGGTTTATGGAATACAAAAAGGTGGATTATAACGATTCAACTAAAGAAGTCATGATGATAAATTGGGCAAAATATAACTTCATCAACTCACCAAAGGTCAAAAAGTGTATCCAAAAAGAATTAGAATCTATTAAACATACACCTTTTAAAGACTTGTATTTAAGTAATTTAATACAGTATGGATACCGTATCGATACCGTATCCATAGACTATGGGGAAAAAGAAAAAGAAAAAGAAAAACAAAAAGAAAAACAAAAAGAAAAAGAAACAGTAGGCGACGCTGTGAATCCTTATGATTTTTATCAACAAAATTTTGGGGTTTTAAATTCTTTTGTTGCTGAAGATATCGGAAGTTGGGTAGATGAAACAAACGAGATTTTGGTTGTAGAAGCAATGAAGATAGCTTTGCAAAATCAAAAGCCTTGGAGATATGCGACAGGAATCTTAAAAGATTGGTACAACCATAATATTAAGACATTACATGATATTCAAGCCCATGAGAAAAAATTCAAAGCAAAACAAGAAAAACAAGAACAATCTAAACCTCATACGAAAGAAATGGAGGGTATCTTTTGAACAAATTTGCCTTCCAGTATGAAAATGAGTGCTTTGCTCTAGGTTGTATTCTTAACGATCCATCTTTGCTAGATGAAACGACTCTTTTGCCTTATCACTTCTTAGATAAGCAGAACCATGAGTTGTTCAAAACCATGAAGATGTTAAAAGCGAACGGGGAAGATATCAACATTATTTCCTTAGCTCAGCTGGGTGAAAGTGAAGCTATGAAGTTTGGTGGTATTGACCATATTTCAAGTATCTCACAAAGTGTACCGAGTTATACGATATTTGAACAATATCAAAAAAATGTTATTGATTTTCATACCATTCAAAAAGCCCAGGGTATCGTTCAAAATTTTATGGAATCATCCAAAGAACGACATCACATGATGGACCTGCAGCAATTATTGAATGATATTACGGTCATGGAAATTGAAACGGTAAAGAAAAAAGAAACCTTTAAAGAATTGTTAGCCGATAGAATGGATTACCACTATAACACTCCGAAATCAGGTCTTAGCGGTGTCCATACGGGATTCTTAAATATCAATATATTCACCGATGGATGGCAACCTAGCGACTTAATCATTATTGGAGCTAGACCGTCAATGGGGAAAACGGCTTTTGTCTTAAATAGCCTATTGAACGGGAGTCAAAAAGATAATGTATTCGGCACCTTCTTCTCCATTGAGATGGCCAAAGGACAAGTAATTGATCGTTTAATTGCGATGGAATCTGGAATCAATCTTATGAAAATGAGAAACCCGAATAAAACCTTTGATGAAGCCGAATGGACGAAATACAGTCAAGCTGTTGGGAAACTCGAAAAACTATCGATGGATATTCGAGACGAATATACAGTACCGACCATTCGAGCTGCTATCAAAAAGAACTTAAAAGAACATCCAGACAAAAAGCATGTCATTGCTATCGATTTCTTAACGCTCATTAAACCGGTTCATCCGAGTGGGAATGTTCATGTAGATGTAACCAACATCATACAAGACTTAAAGCAAATCACGAAGGATATGAACGTACCCATTATCGTATTAGCCCAATTGAATCGAGATGTGGAAAAGAGGCAGGATAAACGTCCAGGAATGAGTGATATTCGAGAATCGGGAAGTATTGAACAAATAGCTGATTTAATAGCCTTCCTATATCGGGATGAATATTACGATGCCGAAACCGAAAACAAAGGAATTACGGAAATCATTATTGCGAAGAATCGGAACGGATCTCTCGGAACTGTAAAACTAAAATTCCAAAAACAAACCAACATTTTTCGTGATGTGGTTATAGGATGACGATACAAGAAATTTATCTGATAGCCAAAAAGGAGAACCACTATTCATTAGTGCTATTAATTGAATTTCTCACACTGGAGAAAAAGGTCTTGAAGGGAAATGACACCGAGGACAAGCTTACATACTACCTTCAAGACAAATTTCACAGGAAAATGAATAACCATTTAGCTGAATATGAGGTGAAACGAAATGCCAATTAAATATATCGACGAGGATACTATTAAGCCTTTTGAATTTAAACCATTAGAAAATGACCATGTAACACCAAAACATTACCACATAGGAAATATTGATGTAATTGAGTTTTTAGAACGGTATTTTCCAGAAAACAAATTTACGGTAGCTGAAGGTTTTTATATCGGGAATATTTTGAAATATGTTTGTCGGCATAAAGAAAAGGGCGGTATGGCCGATTTAGAAAAGGCTGAAAAATATCTTCATAAACTTATGGAGGGCATGAAGATATGACAGAATTACAAAAAATGGTCAATGATTTAAGTGACCAACTTAATAAAGAACGTCAAGCCAAAGAATGGGCTCAACAGGAATATGCCAGGGTATTAAGCGAGTTGGAACAAAAGGATTATGATTTGCAGAATTATAAAAAGTACTATGAAAGTATTCAAAGGTCGATGGAAGGGTTTGAAAGAGAAAACAAAGCTTTGCGGGAACTTGTTAGATTATGGATGTAAAATTAAACGGATTTCATCCAGTGGCAAAACCTAAGCATAATCGTCGAGTGAAAAAACGTGGAGACCGTAGCAAATTCTCTAAAATGGTAAGAGATGCTGTAAAAGAGTATTTCAACTACCAATGTCAAGAATGCGGCGGAAGGGGTATCCATCTACACCATGTATGTTTTAGAAGTCAGGGCGGTCGTGGAGTCCTAACTAATGCTCTATTAGTATGTAATATCTGTCATAAACGAATACACGAAAATAATGAACGTGCGATGTATTGGAAAGAAGTGTACAAAGCGAAATATGGTCCATTGTATTACATGGATAAAGAGGATCTAGAGTATAAACAACTCACCAAAGAATTGCAGGAAGAAGATAAAGCGGTGAGGGAGTGGATGCGATATAACCAAGGTCTATGTGTTAGAAAAGAGGGAAATCACGATTGATGAAGATGAGCTCCAAGTAGTGGAAGTGTACCTAAGTAAGCCTTCATCCGTGTCTTATTTAATCTTTTTAGAAAAATAGGCAAAACAAATCCAATATAGATTATATGTCAAATTAAGTTTGAAAGAAAGGATGAACATAATGAGAAACACTTTAGGTGACCTTAATTTGCACCTATTTGCTCAATTGGAGCGATTAAGTGATGAAGATCTACAAGGCGATAAGTTATCGGAGGAAATCGAACGTGCAAAAGCTGTTACTACTGTAGCCAATCAAATTATTTCTAATGGAGCTTTAGTGTTACAAGCACAAAAATTCCATACGGAGTACAAATCAAAAGACCTTCAAAAGCCGAAAATGCTGGAGGGGTAACGGTGAATAAGCACCGATACACACAAGAACAAATACAATTCATTCGTGAAATTGCAGAAGGTAAAACTTTAGAAGAAATACAAGAACTTGTTAAACGTAACTACAACCTTGTTGTGAGTGTTCGTTCGGTTCAAGGTGTTATGTATCGAAATGGAATAAAAAACGGCATGAAAGGCTATACAACACGTTTTAATAAAGGTCAAAGCCCTTGGAACAAAGATATGAAGGGGATACAAACAGGTGGTGAAGAAGGTTGGTTTAAAAAAGGTAATTTACCACCTTCACATAAGCCTGTGGGCAGTGAGTCCATTCAAGAAGGTTGTATATGGGTAAAAGTAGCAGAACCGAATAAGTGGGTAAAGAAACATCATCTTATTTGGATTGAATCGAATGGACCTATTCCAGAAGGATATGTAATACGTTTTGCAGATGGAAGCAAAATGAATGTGGTGCTCGATAATTTATTTTTAACATCACGGAGAGTTCTGACATCTGTAGTGAAACGTGGTATGGATTACGATGACCCAGAATTAAAAAGGACTGTTCATAACTTAGCAGAGTTAGAACTTGCGATAAAAGATATCAAAAAAAGGGAGAACGCTTAAAATGTTTCGATGGTGGTCAAATGAAGAACTGGACTATTTAAGAGAGCATTATCCATTACACACGATAAGTGAATTGGTTCCCATGTTTAATGAACGTTTTAGTGCCAATGTGACCTTAAACCAACTTAAAGGTACTTTATCTCGCCATAAGATTTTAAGTGGTCGTAATGGGCGTTTTGAGAAAGGGCAAATACCTTTTAACAAAGGAATGAAAGGAATTAATTTTGGCGGTGAGAACGGCAAGAAAACCCAATTTAAAAAAGGGCAGATGCCTTTAAATTACAAACCAGTAGGAACTGAGAGGGTAAATGTTGATGGTTATACCGAGGTTAAGATTGCAGATCCAAACAAATGGAGATTAAAACATCTCTATATTTGGGAACAAGTGCATGGTCCACTACCGAAAGGACACTGCTTACTATTTTTAGATGGTAATAACCTCAATGTGACTTTAGATAATTTACAGCTGATTTCCCGTAATCAACTATTGCGATTAAATCAAAATGACTTAATTTCAAACAATCCTGAAGTAACAAAAACAGGGTTAATTGTAGCAGATATACTTTGTAAAATCGGAGAACGAAATAAAAGGAGGAATAATCAATGAACGTAATTATATTGACTGGAAATTGCACGAAAGATATTGAGATGAGATTTACTCCCAATGGGAAAGCGGTAGCAAATGGAACGATTGCAGTAAAAAGAGATTTTAAGAATCAGAACGGAGAGTACGAAACAGATTTCTTTAACTTTGTAGCTCTAGGCAAGACCGGTGAAATCATGGCTAACCATATTCACAAAGGCGATAAGTTTGGTATTAAAGGAAAACTTCAAAATCGGGTATGGGAATCAGAACAAGGAAAGAAATATTTTACTGAAGTATTAGTGGATGGGTTTGATTTCCCTCAAAAAGCAAAAGAAAAAGCAAATGAGAGTAAGCAAGATTCAACACGATATACAGCAGATCCATCAGATTCTTTTAAAGATTCAGGGCAAATCGATATCAAAGATGACGACTTACCATTCTGATTATGAGATGGGAATTAGCTACTAAAGAACAGTTATGGACCATTATTCGCACAGATGGGAAATGCCCTCTTCCTTTATTGGAAGGGGTGTTCCATGAAGCGGTAAGCAGAGGGATGATTCAGCAATTTATATTATCGGTTATCAAAAAGAAATTCGGAATATCCGAAAATGGGCAAAAGTTATTAAAGGTAACACATGAGGATTTAATCCAAATTGGATATGAAGGGGCACTGAAAGCCTTAAAAGCATTTGAACCAGGTAAAGGTTCACTTAGTAACTTATTATTTATTACCATTTCTCAACTATACGGACAACACATTCAATATGTCGATGCACAAAAACGACAACGTGAAGAATTCAGCTACAATCAATTAATTTCAGAAAACGATCACAAGCAAAGAAACATGGAATTTTATTTAATTGATAAAGGAACTAATGTAGAAAAGAAGGTTATCACTAAGATTCAGCTTGAAGAGAAGTTAAGTTTGTTGAATGATATCCAAAAAGAAACTTTCCTTAGATTTTTTAAAGGTTTTACTTATGAAGAAATAGGACAACAAATGGATGCAAAGAAAACCACGGTAGCAGCACGAATGAAAACAGCTTTATGGCTTATGACGGGTAGGAATCTCAATCTTAAAGATTTAGGCATATTTGAAAGAGCAAGTTTTAAGGGGGCTTAGGGATGAAACTGAATGAATATCAGGTTTACGCACAAAGAACACATAACGAAGATTTACCGCAAGTGCAAGCATTCGCAAATTATGCACTTGGATTGAATGGAGAAGCCGGGGAAGTGGCGGATCACATTAAAAAGGGTATCTTTCACGGTCACGAAATGAATCGCCATGAGTTAGCAAAAGAATTAGGTGATTGTTTATGGTACATTGCTAATCTTTCGAAGTTAGCAGGATTCACTCTGGAAGATGTAGCTCAAATGAATGTAAATAAGTTAAAAGCTCGTTATCCAGATGGATTTGATAAAGAAAAGTCGGTGAATCGAGTTGAGTAGAATTGAGCTAATTACCGTACTGGAATTGTGGACCCGTTTTAGCTCTGAGTATTTAAACAGCTTGACCTATGAGGAATTAGAAAAGTTATACAAACAGCGAGTAACCAATGAGTAAGTATGGCGCTAAGAAAACAGTCATAGATGGCATTACATTCGATTCTAAGACCGAGGGGCAGTATTACCTTCATTTGAAAGAAAGACAAAGCAGAGGGGAAATATTAACGTTTCATCTACAACCAATCTTTACTCTTCAAGAAGGATTCAGAAAAGAAGGCAAACTGTATAAACCGATTCTGTACGTAGCAGATTTTGAAGTTATTCACCTAGACGAATCGACAGAAATTATTGATGTAAAAGGTTTCGAAACTCCCGATTTTAAGATTAAGAGAAAACTATTTGAAAAGAGATTCTCGCATTCTCTTACTTTGGTAAAATACGTGAAAAAATTTGGTGGTTGGATAACTGTTGATGAGTGGAAGAAACTCAAAAAAGCTGAAAAGAAGGGGTCTAAATGACAATCGCAATCAGTTTTCTAGGTGGAATGGCTATTGGGGTAACGGTTATGTCTATTATGTCTGCTGGAGCTTATGGAAAGGGCTTCGATGATGCAATGGAGCTGGTGAAAAATGAATAAAACAGAAAAGTTATCTCAGTTATATAAAAAAGCAAACGGATTGAATGAAGATTTACCGAAAGAATTAATCGATAAGCTATCTCTATACGGTCAGATATTAGAATTAGTCGGGGGAATGCACGCTGATTCCCTCGGTGCTTGGAAATTAGCTGAAGCCTTACGGAAAGAAACGGTAGCGACTGTTTATTCACTTGATCCAGAGGGAAGTAACAAAGACCGAGAACATAAAGCGGAGATGGCAGCTACTCAAGCAAGACGAGATGAAGCAACAGCCGAAAGAGAAGCGATTAGGTGGAAGAATGCTTATAACAGTACATTAGAGCAAATTCAAATTATGAAGAAGAGATATGAGCATTTAGTCAATGTGTTTAATAAGGGTGGGATATAGTGATTACCTTAACAATAATTGCCTATGTGATTATTTCGCTATTGATGGCTAGACATAAGTATTGGGATATGGAATTTGATGACAACTATGGGAATATTAGTCCTTACTTCATGAACGGTAAAAAGTCTTTAAAATATGGATTTCTGTTTATTCCCAAATTATTAATAATGGTTTTGGCTGTTGTGACGATAATATATGGAGTTTCAAAAATAATAGTTTCTTCGGTTATTTGGATTTTTACCAACATGCCATGAAAGGTGGGATATGATGCTAGATACCTTCATGCTTTACAATGATTTATGCTTAGAAATTGATGTCATAGAAGAACAAATCAAACTAGCTGAAGCCGAACGAGAACAATGGTGGATAGGTGGAAGGCTCTTTAATAGTGTACCGATGGATAATGCAGCCGAACGCTTTGATAAGCTCACGGACAAGATTGAGCGCATGGATGCACTGGTGAAGAAGAAACGTGAAGTGAAGGGTAATATTGAGAAGTTGATGAACCAGTATGAAGAGACACCTAGGAAAATAGCATACATGAGGTTTGTACAGGGGAAGAGTTTGAAGGAGATAGCGAATGAACTAAATTACACGCATCAGTATGTAAGAAAGATTATGAGTCGAATGAGACAGGCGATATAGATTTAATGAATCTTAGATTTTATGGGTGGTGAAAATATGAACGTAACGATTAATAAAGGAAGCCTAATTCAATTCACTTATAAAAACTGGAAAGGTGAAACAAGCGAAAGAAAGGCGCTTGTTGGTGATTTTACTTTTGGTTCTAACGAATATCACACAGAACCTCAATTTTTAATGATTGGTTTTGACGTTGATAAAATGCAATACAGAACATTTGCGACTAGAGATATGAAAAACATAAGAACTTTTAATGTTTAAACCAATAAAATTTCAATTTCAACAGTCAACAAATAGTCAACAGACACGTTGATATGACTGTGTTATGATGATAGTGTAGAGTTTTATAGGTATCGGAAAATGCCTATAAATTCCTAATAATTTCAACTTGGTTTGTTAGTTGAATACTAGTTGCTATGAAAGAGACGGTGCCAGTGTCGAGCATCGTCTTTTTTGTGTGTTATAGGTCATGTGGGAAAAACATCTCCTTACTGGTTGGGCGCAAGGGGTGGGTGCGCTGGAGATATCATTAATTGTCTACAGGGAATAACCAGTCCTGTGGAGAAGGAATGAATATGAACGAGCAGAAACTGTTAGAACGAATGAAAATAAGGAAAGCAGCACTCCAGAATGAAATTGATCGGGATAAAGGCGGAGGATTAGCTGATTCCTTAGCGAAATGGCAAGAAGTGAAATATTGGATTGAAGCTATCGAAAGAAAGGAATTCCATGATAAGGAGGACGGTGAAGTGACGTGACTTTAACCGAATTACAAAAGAAGTTCTGTGATTACTACATTCAATCAGGTAATGCGACAGAAAGTTATATGAAAGCTGGATATAAAGCTAAAGGTGATGTAGCGAGAGCAAATTCTAGTCGGTTGCTAACAAAGGCTAACGTTCGGGAATATATCCAAGAGCGTAACAAGGTACTTGAAAGCGACAGAATAGCCGATATGGAAGAGGTAAGAAGGTTTTGGACTAATACATTACGAAGCGAGGAAATGGACCCGAAACATCGTTTAAAAGCTTCTGAGTATATTGCCAAAACAAACGGTGCTTTTATTGAGAAACAGGAAATAACAGGATCTATGAACCAAACCGTATCGGTACAAACCGATTTAAGCAAACTGTCAGTCGAGGAGTTGAAACAACTTGAATCTATCCTCTCTAAGACTCAGTGATGTGAAAAGGGAATTAGCAAGAAAGTCTTTTTGGGAATACTGCAAATTGATCGCTCCTAGTTTTTACAAAGAAGGCAGAGACTATCTGAAAACCTTCTGTAATGACTTGGAGGCTTTTTATTTTGGTGAAGATGAAGTACTCATTTGTAATATGCCTCCTAGACATGGGAAATCACGGACCGTTGGGCTATTCGCTCAATGGCTTTTTGGTGTGAATAACAAATTAAAAATCATGACAGGTTCTTATAACGAAACCTTGTCCACTACATTTTCTAAATCGGTCCGAAATACGATTAGTGAGGCAAAAGCTGAGGAAGATAAGATTGTGTATAGTGATGTGTTTCCGTCTACTCGAATTAAACGTGGTGATGCTGCAGCGAATCTTTGGGGCTTAGAAGGTGGTCACTATAACTACTTAGCAACCTCTCCTACAGGAACTGCTACTGGATTCGGTTGTAATGTCATGATAATCGATGATGTTATTAAAAACGCTGAAGAGGCTTATAACGAAAACGTGATGGAAAAGCATTGGGATTGGTTTACGAATACGATGTTATCTCGTCTGGAAGAAGGCGGGAAAATTATCATCGTAATGACTAGGTGGGCGAGTAAGGATCTAGCAGGTCGCGCATTAGAGCATTTCAAAGAAGAAGGCAAGAAAATGAAACACGTCACGATGAAAGCACTCCAGGATAATGGGGAAATGCTTTGTGATGAAGTGTTATCGAAACAATCATACACCAGTAAGATTCGAGCAATGGGTGATGATATTGCTTCGGCTAACTATCAGCAAATACCGGTCGATGTAAAAGGTGTTTTATATAAAGAACTTAAAACCTATTCAGATATCCCTCAATTTGAAAAAATCATTGCTTATACAGATACAGCAGACGAGGGAGCAGACTTTTTATGTTCGATTGTGGCTGGAATCTATAAAGGTGAAGCCTACCTTCTGGATGTGTATTACACGAAAGATGGCATGGAGATCACGGAGATTGAGGTTGCTAAACAGTTTGTAGTGAACAATGTAAATAAAGCGCATATTGAGTCCAATAATGGTGGACGTGGGTTTGCTCGTGCGGTTCAACGAATCTTATGGGATGTTCACGAAACAAAAGCAGTAGTCGTGAAATGGTTCCATCAAAGTCGAAATAAAATGGCTAGAATCTTAACTAACAGTTCCTATGTGATGGAGCATATATACTTTCCTGAGGATTGGCGATACAGATGGCCGGAGTTTTATAAGGCGATTACGGAATTTCAAAGAGAAGGAAAGAACAAACATGATGATGCAGCTGACACCTTAACAGGAATTGCTGAAATAGCAAGTAAACGTGGTGTCGGAGTATTAAAGTAACAGGGGGTGTTAATGTGTATCCAAGTACACCAACAGAAACAGAACGATTAATCAAATTTATAGAAGATAATGCTCCAGTCGATACAGAGATCATACAGAAGATGATTGATTCTCATGACATCTCTAAGATGCTTGAAGGTGTTCGGTATTACGAGAATGAGGGAAGCATTAAACAACGGACAATTACCTATTACCGAGATGGTCAAAAGGTCATCGATGAAACGAAACCGAATAACAAAGTCGCTCATGGTTGGCATAAGCTTCTAGTGGACCAAAAACAGGCTTATTTAGTTGGGAATCCTATCGTATTCGAAACAGAGGATAAGGGTCTTAGCGAGGCAATTGACGAGGTTTTAGGAGAAGATTGGGATGATACCGCAAACGAGTTGGTTCTCAATGCCTCTAATAAAGGTCGTGAATGGTTACATCCTTACATCGATGAAGAGGGGAATTTTGATTATGTCATTATTCCAGCCGAGCAAGTGATTCCCGTTTATGATGAGTCGAAAAGAAAGAAGCTTTTAGCCGTTATTCGCTACTATACGGTTGGAGATGTTCTCAAAGTCGAATATTGGGATAGTAAAACTGTCACGTATTACGAGAAAACAGCTCATAGTGAATTAGTGATTGATGTGACGGTAGAGAACAATCCTGATAGCCATTTTTACCATAATAATTTAGGGTATGGATGGGAAAAGGTACCTTTCATTGAATTTAAAAACAATGAAAAATGCAAAGGGGACCTTAGCTATTACAAGGATCTCATCGATGATTATGATAAAAACGTCTCCAATGTATCTAATAACCTAGAAGAGATTCAATCTCTTATTTATGTTCTAAAAGGTTATGAAGGTACAAGTTTAGCAGAGTTTATGGAAGGCTTGAGATATTACAAAGCCATTTCCGTAGATGGTGATGGTTCTGGAGTAGAAACCATTCAAGCCGAAGTCCCAATTGCGACCGTAGACAGTCACTTAGACCGTATTGAGAATAACATTTTTACTTTCGGCCAAGGTGTGAATGTCAAAACAGATACATTCGGAAATGCTCCAAGTGGTATCGCATTAAAATTCCTGTTTTCTTTACTGGATATGAAATCTTCCGTCCTGGAACGTAAATTCAAAAAATCATTAGAGCAGTTAATGTGGTTCTTATGCGAATATTTACGAATGGCAGGAAAAGGGGATTACGATTACAAAACGGTCAAGTTCACTTTTGACAAGTCCACCTTAATGAATGAGTTAGAAGCAGTTCAAATGGCTCAATTAAGTAAGGGAATCGTTTCAGATGAAACCATCATAGCGAATCATCCGTTTGTTACAGACATTCGAGCTGAATTAGATCGTGTGGAGAAAGAAAAAGAAGCCTATGCTGCTTCATTACCTCCAATAGAGGAATAAGCCATGACTAAGAACTTTGATGATCTAGATAAACATTTAGATAAATTGATAAGTAAGTCTGAAAATCGAGTGGTTAAAATTTATGCTGAAGGAAATAAAACCATCCGAGAACAACTTGCTCTTATGTACGAGAAATTCGAAGTCAATGGTGCTTTAACATTAGCAGATATGACCACTTACAATCGGTTAAGAAAGCAGTTAGACTCCATTAATGCGGAAATGGTTGCGGTGTATAATCAAACCCTTAAATTGGCTCAAGTGACGATGGAAGAACAGTATCTGGAGAACTATTTTCGTTCGGCCTATTTGTTAGAGTTTGAAACTCAGCAACGATTAGGATTCAATGTGGTCAATCCAATTGTTATTAATGCCATGATAAACAATCCAATCAGTGGTTTAACGTTAAAGGAGATATTAGAGAAAAATCGCACAGCGGTGATCTATAAGCTCCAACAAGAAATCACGAGTGGGTTGGTCCATGGGGAATCGTATTCCAAGATGATGAACAGAGTAGTGGGGGTATTAGATGGAGATCGTACAAAGGCTCAAAGGGTGGTACGTACGGAAGCTGGTCGAGCACAATCACAAGCTCGCATTGACTCAATTGAGCAAGCTCAAAAGCATTCAAGTAACATCACCAAAGTCTGGGATGCGACGTTAGATACTCACACCAGAAAAAGACATCAACAACTAGACGGAAAAGAAGCGGATAAAGACGGTTTCTTTACGTGTGAAGGATATAAAGCTAAAGCTCCTCGCCTTTTCGGAGTAGCGAGTTTGGATATAAATTGTCGATGTAGTGCAAGACCTCAGGTAAACGGTAGGCAACCAAGTGTAAGACGAGCAAGAAACGCAGATGGCACCACTTCTGTTATCCCTTGGACCAATTATGAGGATTGGTACAATAATCGAATATCTAAATAACCAACTCAACCTGTCCGTATGTTGTAAAAAGACGAAACAAACCTATCGAGTCGTTACTCGTTAAAAACGAATAGGAGGCCATTATGAAAGAAGTACTCAGTTTATTTGAAAAATTCCAAAGCGGTGAGCTAACTGCCGAACAATTCGAGGCAGAAGTGACCAAAGCCGATTATGTCCCTCGCAAACGTCTAAACGATAAAATCACAGAAGTGAATACGTTAAAAGACGAGATCAAGGCACGAGATGGACAAATACTAGATCTTCAAAAAGCCGTAAAGGGGAATGAGGAACTTGAAAAGAAACTCACTGACCTGGAAAGAGCAAACGGAGATTGGGCAGCTAAGTATAAAAAGACGCAGATTGAAACCGCCATAAAGTTGGCTGCTAAAGATGCAAAAGATCCAGCCGATGTTTTAGCGTTTATTAATAAAGACGGACTAGAATTATCGGAAGATGGAACTGTTAAAGGTTTGGATGAAGCTTTAAAAACGCTTCGAGAATCCAAATCTTATTTATTTGGGGATGTAAGTCCTGGATTAAAAGGCAGACAGCCTAATAACCCACCAGGAGAACCCAAAGGAGTCACAAAAGAACAATTTAAGTCAATGGGATATACGGATAGATTAAAACTCTATAACGAGAATCCAGACTTATACAATCAACTTAATCAATAGGGGGAATTAGACAATGGCTCAAACAAAAATGGCTAATATGGTGAATCCAGAAGTACTAAAAGACATGATTTCAGCGGAGCTAACAAACTCCATTCGTTTCGCACCACTTGCAAGAGTAGACCGTACATTAGTGGGTCGTGCAGGTAACACGGTAACGGTACCACGTTGGAACTACATTGGAGATGCCGAAGATGTAGCTGAGGGTGTAGCAATGGGCACTACGGTCCTATCTCACTCTACTCAACAAGCTACTATCAAGAAAGCAGGTAAAGCGGTTGAAATTACTGACGAATCTGTTCTTTCTGGATATGGCGATCCAATCGGTGAAGCTGGAAACCAATTAAAGTTATCTATTGCAAATAAAATCGATAATGATGCACTTACTGCACTTGGTACAGCTACTCTAACTTCTGGTGGAGGTACTGGATCATTAACTGTTGCAGTTGTAGAAGCTGCTCAAGAAAAATTCAATGATGAAGATACAGAGGAAATGGTGTTAATCGCAAATCCTGCTGATGCTGCTGACTTACGTGCAAGTGCAGCAAGTGGTTGGACTCGTTCTGGCGACTTAGGAGACCGTTTATTGGTGTCTGGTGCTTACGGTGAAGTATTAGGTGCTCAAGTTATTCGTTCTCGTAAGGTAGCGAAAGGAACAGCCTTCCTAGTGAAGCGTGGCGCACTTGCTATCTACTTAAAGCGTAATGTCGATGTGGAAGATGACCGCGACATCCTAGCTAAAACAACTGTCATTTCTGCTGATGAGCATTATGGAGTTGTGTTAGAAGACGAGTCCAAAGTAGTAAAAATCAGCGTTTCTGCATCTTAATTAAGTAGGGGAGTGGGTTTGTCCCTCTCCCTTTTCTTTATGTTAAAGGGGTGACATCGTGTTACTTAGACGTTATAAAGGCAAAGTAGAGCAAGTTAAAAAAGAAGAACCGAAAGTGAGTGGTTCTAGTGATAACAACAGAAAACGTAAAAGCGATTCTTCAACTAAAAACAAACAATCATGATCCGTACATTGTAGTGATGATACCTCTTCTGGTTGATTTTACAAAAGATTGGTGTAGCAACTCATTCTTAAATGACCAAGAAGAAGTGGAACTTCCAAGTGGTGTACAAATCTTTATCCCTAAGGCCATTGAATACCTCATGAATAAGTCAGGGGTATCTAGTCGAACCATGGGTGCGGTGTCCTATTCCTATGATTTAGACTTCCCTTCATCGTTATTAAAGTTAATTAAACCTTATCGAAAGGTACGATTCTCATGATGGAATATCCTCACACGATAACGGTTCAACATTTAACGACCATTGACGATGGAGCAGGAGGACATACGGAGGTTTGGCACGATTTAAAGACCGTAGAGGCTCATATTCAGCCGATAAGTGGAAATGAGTACTATCAGTCTCAAAAGCTTCAAAACCCCGTAGAAATTGACATCTATACACCATATGACGGTGACATTCAGCCAACTATGCGTGCGCTGTGTAATGGTGAACCAGTAAACATCAAAGCGGTATTAGATCAAGGCGGAATGAATGAGGTTTTACTGTTAAAGTGTTCACTCAACTAAACCTTTTCGTCTAGCTTCATTCTTCCATTCGCCTTCTTTGATGATTCGTTTCGATGCTTTTCCTTTATTTTTTAAATACAAGTCAACGGTTTTATACTCTGGTGGAATAGCATGAGACGGGACCGAATGAATGTACTCGTCATATGAAATGAATGTGGTTTCCAGCAGCATTAATTGAAAATCGGATGACATATCGACCATGTACTACCTCCTGGGTGGTGATTTTTTGAGAATTAACATAGATACAACCAATCTAAATAAAGCCATTCAACAGATTCAAAGCTATGCTGAGAATAAAGCGAATGGGATCAAAGAGGTTATAGCTGAATCCACTATGGCCATTGAAGGTGGAGCAATTACAAGGGCTCCTGTTTCGGAGATAGATGGTGGGAATCTTAAAAACTCGATTAACTCACAGTTTTTCGATAATGGACTCACAGGTGAAGTAAGCGCAAGTGCTATGTATAGCATGTACGTCGAATTCGGAACAGGTATCCATGCAACAGGGGATAAACCTGGTCGAACCACACCATGGGTTTATTTCGATGACAAGTTAAAAAGGTTTGTTTTCACTCGTGGTATGAAGCCAATGCCTTTCATGTTACCGAGTTGGGAAGAAGAACGACCCATCTATCTAAAAAACCTAGAGCGAGAGTTGGGTAAAATCAAATGAAAACAGCTCTATTTCCTTTACAAACTATTATTTACCAAAGGTTGTCCAATGATTCCAACCTTAAAACAAAAAATATTAAGACATACGACTCGGTTCCTTCCGGTGCAACCTTTCCATACATCTCTTTAGGGGATGATACGGTGAATAATTGGGGCACCAAGACAGGGGACGGAGAGGATATTACTCATACTTTGCATGTTTGGAGTCGATATAATGGCAAAAAAGAAGCAAAGGAGATTATGAGTCTTGTTCTACAAAGCTTAACCGATACACCGCTATCTTTAGGGAGTGGTTTTTCTATGGATTTTTCTCGTATGGAATTCATGGAAGTCATAACAGATCCAGACGGAATCACTCGTCACGGAATCATGCGTATGCGCTTTAAAATTTCTCAATAGGAGTGATATAAATGGCAAAAGTTAGAGGTGTCGATATCTTAGTTATGATTGATATGGACCAAACAATCGCAACACCTACTGGAGTTCCTGATTGGGAAGCGGTAGGTGGTCAACAAAACGCTACTTTCTCTGATGAAGTAGAAGCAGTCGATACGACGACAAAAGATAATAACGATGGTGGATATGATTACGATTATGGCCTATATGGTTGGACAGTAAGTTGTGATGGATTATACGTCAAAAATAACGCTGCCTATACCGCATTAAAAACGGCCATGAGAACACGTAAAAAGGTCAAAATTCGCATTCAAGAAGAAGGGCAACCAGTAGAAGAAGGAACAGCTCTTGTGATTTCAAGAGAATTAGAAGCGGGCTATGAAGAAAACGCGACTTATTCTGTTGAATTCCAAGGAACAGGTATTCCAACTACTCCTGTAAGCTAATAAGTGGTCCATGAGGTTTCTCATGGGCTTTTTTCATTACAAAAAAACAATTGGGGTGTCCATATGAGTGAAGCAACCTTTAAAAAGGTGAGGCTAAATGGCGAAGATCATGTATTAAAATTCGATTTTAATGCCATTGCGGAATTAGAAGAGTACTATGACAAAGGAATTCATGCCATTGTATCCGAAGAATCAGCAGGATTTAACACGATTCGAAATATCTTTTGGGCAGGTATGCTTTGGAAAAATCCTAATATAAAAGTTCATCATGTTGGGATCATGCTCGAAAAGGATTTAGAAGTAAACGATGAATTTGACTTCGATAAATTAATGGAAAAGGCTATTGATGCTCTTTTCAGCAGTAAAGCCTTTAAGTTATTAAGCAAAAAAGTTGAGCAGAACAATAAAGAAAAAAACGTCTAGGTGGCTTAGATTGGGAGTTTCTTAAAGAAATATCCTTTGGAGCTCTTAATTTAAGCCATGATAGGTTTTGGAAACTGACACCTTCGGAATTCATCGATTTATACAATGGATGGCAATGGAGGGAAGATAGACGGTTAGATGAAATCAAAGCTTCACATGAGTTGAGAATGAGAGAGTTTTCGGTTTTAGCTAGTTGGCTAACACAACCTCATGTGAAAAAACCAATGAAACCGACAGATTTTTATAATCCGGAAAGAAGTAAAGAACAACGAAAAACAACCCCAGAAAAAACAAAGAAAATGATATCTATGCTAGAAGAGCAAATGGGGGTGAAATAGATGGCAACAATTGCAGAAATGGCAGTCCGAATAGGCGCGGATATCAGTGGTTTTGAAAAAAGTATGGGCGATGCTACCCGTGAAGTGAATACGTTCGGAACAGAAATAAAAAACTCTACTTCTAATATTACTTCTAGTTTATCGGGTGTAAGCGATGAAACTCGTACCATGGCTCAAAACATGCAAGAAGCCTATAGTCAGCAAAGAGCAAGTTTAGCAGGCTTTAAAGCGGAACAAATGGCGGTTAAATATCAGTTTTTTGAACTAGCAAAGGGTGCTAAAACCTACGCAGGAACAACCAATGAGTTTATGGGTGAAATCCTCAAAGCAGGAAAAGCTCAAAAAACCGTCACCGAGAACATGATGAAAAACAACGATATGCTCAAGACCAATTTTTACACCACAGTTGGAACCATGTTAGCAAGAAGTACTCAATCCGAAAAAATCGCTCAAAATTTCGAGAGAATGAATAACCCATTGTATAAAGTAAACAGTGGCTTATTAAAGGTTACTCAAGGGTTAGAGGGGATTGCGAAACAAGGACAACCGGCAGTCATGGCTTTAAAAATGTTAGGTCCAACTGCTAACATGAAAGAATTAAATGACATGACACGACTCATTACCGCTGGTTTAATGCGTTTCCAAATGGTTGCTTTAATTGCAGGTGTAGCAGCTGTCGCATTTTATGCGAATTTAAACAGTGCAGCTATTGAAGCGGTTCCAGCTTATAAAGAAGCTACGGAACAATTAAGTAAAGCAACTGAAGGTATTTTTAAACCGATGGCTGAGTTATTCGGGGTTATTATGACTCCAATCGTAGAATTTATTGCTCAAATTTTCGAGATGATCCAAGCGTTTAACAAAGCGCATCCAGTATTAGCGAAAATTATCCAAGGTTTTCTCATGCTAATCCCAGCCTTAACTTTTATCCTGGCTCCATTAGCGATTGGAATAGGGTACTTTGGAGGATTACAAGCTGCCTTAGCGAGTGTGTGGATGTTAATTGGACCTGTAGTGATTGGATTTGCTTCTATGATGGGAACAGTCTTGTTGGTAGCTGCGGTTATTACCGTATTAGCGACAGCGCTATGGGCATTGTGGACTAAAACTGATTGGTTTAAAACGGCCGTCATTACAGCATGGGAAGGTATCAAAACAGCAACCATTAAAATATGGAATTTCATTTATGAAAACGGTGTAAAACCTGCTATCGATGCGATTGTAGCATTCGGGCAAAGCACACTAGGAAAATTTGCTGGATTTTGGCAACAAAATGGCGATACCATTAAAACCATTGTGAGTGTAGCTTGGTCAGCGATTAAAACGGTCTTTACGGTCCATCTAGCATGGTTGACGGCAGCGTTCTTAGTAGCTTTTACTGCGGTCAAAACAGCCGTGTCTGTGGCATTTCAAGCGATCAAATTAATTATTAATGTCGTGGTTAATACAGTTTTAGGTATCTTTACCGCCTTTTTCGCTTTACTTCGGGGAGACTGGAAAGGCGCATTAGAAGCCGTACAGGGAATCGTCAAAAATAACTTCGATGACGTGATTAGCTTTATTAAAGGATTAGGGAAAACCTTCCTCGATGCTGGTAAGGGATTAATTGAGATGATGGCAAAAGGAATCAAACAAGCAGCAGGAAAAGTAATTGATAATGTGAAGGATGTTGCTGAAAAAGTACGTGATTTCTTACCGTTTTCACCTGCCAAAGAAGGTCCGTTATCCGACTTAGATAAATTAGACTTCGGTGGTCCAATTGCAGATAGTATTGATAAAGCGGTTCCTACCGTAAAAGGACTCATGTCTAATCTCTTATCGATGCCTGATGTTAATGTATCGCACGGATCTAATGCAGTATCAAAAGGAAATACAGTCGAAAATAAACCTGTTACGATTAACGTGACCATTCCAGCAGGGGACGTAAAAGAGTTTACGAGTGTTGTGGACTTCTTTAATCGTCTACCTCAAGTAGCGAGAGCGTGGTGAGATAATGCCGACAATACAAATTACAACCATAAGTAAGGACACCTATGTATTTGGTGGTTCACCTGATAGTAGTTATGGAAATGCTGGACAATTGATGGTCGGATACAACGGGGTAGATAATTACTCCCTCTTTATCGACTTTGACCGAACGCAACTCAATGCCTTATTAGGTAAGAAAATCATTAGCGCAACCTTAGATATTTATTGTTATGACAGGTCTTTTTCGGGTGGAGTCGCAATAGGGGCAGTACCAGTTAAAAGTACATGGGACAATAACACCACTTGGGGAACAAAACCAACTGTGGATTTTTTATATGCAGGTACTCAGCTTAATCCTGGTAACGTAGGACTAACATGGTTGACTTTCGATATTAAAAAGGTACTAGAGTTTTTTGCTGCAGGGAATACTTTTCACGGAATTTCCTTACAGACCATGAACGTGATTAGTAGTGGAGCTTATTACTCTTTTTATTCGAAAGAACATGCTGACTCCAGAAAACCTGTCCTAAACGTTATTTATGATGAAAATCCAAGTATGCCTGCTTTGACTTCACCTAATGGCGGTGAAACGGTTGATAAAAGTTATTCCATTACTTGGAGTCCAGCAACCGATGCTGAAACGGTTCAAAGTTCTTTAAAATATCATGTCCAGTTAAGTACGAATAACGGTTCTACATGGAAAGATATTGTTGCCCTTACCAATGCAGGTGTGACCTCTTATGGCTATGATTTTACAAATGAGCCCGAAACGAGTACGGCTAAGATTCGAATACGTGCTTATGATGGCTTTAACTATGGAACGTGGGACGAAAGTAATGGTGTTTTTTCAATAGCACATAATACAGCTCCTACATCTCCAACCAATTTAGTCCCTTCGAGTGAAACGGTTGCTCGTGGAGTAGGTCAACGTTTTTCGTGGCAGCATAACGATCCAAATGGTACAGATCCGCAAAGTAAATTTGACTTAGAGTGGCGCATTCAAGGTAATTCTACTTGGAATGTTGTTACCCAAACGACCACCAATAGTTATTATGATATGGTAGCGAACACTTTACCGATTGGAACCATTGAGTGGAGAGTAAGAACCTATGACCAAGGCGGTTTGGTGAGTCCTTATTCTACGATTTCGGTTATTACGGTTGGGGAATCACCAGGATTACCAATCATAACGAGTCCATCCAATGGGGCTACGATACCAATCGCCAAGCCTACCATTCAATGGAGTGCTCCGAATCAAACGGACTACCATGTGAAGATATTAAATGCAGCTGGCACGGTAACGATATGGGAAGAAATTAAGACAAGTACTAATAAAGCGGTAACAGTAGGAACCAATTTAAGTAATCTAACATCGTATAAGGTCCAAGTAGCTGTTAAAAGCTCAGGTTTGTGGAGTGGCTTTGCCAATGTGAATATTACGGTGTCTTTTACTCCTCCGGCCTTACCAACATACGAGGTTACAGTAGGAGATTCTTATATTCAGATTGATATTCAGGATACAGTCCCGACTGGTACACAACCGAACGTCCTTTATCATGATATTTACAAAGAAGTCGAGGGGACATATGAGTTAATCGCTACTAATGTTCTATCTCAATACAAGGATTATCATGTAAAAAGTGGGGAAACAATCAATTATTTTGTGCGATCCATTGGAAATAATAATACCTATGTTGATACCTCTACTTTTTCGGAATCAATCGAATTTAAAGGTGTTTGGTTGCATGTGGTGAATAATCCATCCGATACCATTCATCAATTTAAGTATGATGGTGGTGGAAGGTCCAATAGTTGGGGTATCGAAAACGCTATTCATCTATTTCAAGGACGAAAACGACCAGTAATTGAAACTGGTGAAATGGAGAGTTTTTCAGTAGCTTTTGCTTTAAGAATTCCAACTGAAAGTGATAGACAAGCCCTTGAAGAGATTGTCTACAGTCAACAAACGGTCTGTTATCGAGATGGTAGAGGACGAATGGTTTTCGGTGTCTTTGTGGATGTTCCGATAGACGATGAAACCAATGGTATTTATACGACATCCTTGTCCCTTTTAAGAATCGATTTTAACGAGGGGATTGATTAGTATGCAATCACTAATGGATGCGGTGAGAAAGGCTTTACACAGTCCTCACCGCAAGTTGTCTTTCCGGTATGAATTGTTAAATAAAAACCTTCAAAAGATTGGTGATTTACGGACGGTTAAAGGTGGGGAAATCACGCACAGTGCGTTTGCGACCATAAAAAGGACAGCAAGGTTTTCCATCGTGGATACTGGAGAGATTGACTTCATGAACGATAGAATCAAGCCTTATGTCCGAGTGTGGGTGCAAAATCAATGGGTAGAATTCCCTCAAGGGGTATTCCTCTTGTCCACTCCCATCCGGAAAGATAGCACAGGGATCGTCGAAAGAGATGTTGCTGCCTATGATGGTTTGTTGGTTTTAACAGATGATAAGTTTGAACAACGATATACCATACCAGAAGGGTTTTCCTACTATGAGGCTATCGTTGAACTATTACTTAGCGCTGGAATCACTCAATACAATCTAGAATTTACCGATAAGGTGTTATCTCGAAGCATTGAATTTGAAGCTGGGAAGGAAAAGTTGTATGCCATCAATGAACTTCTTGGTTATTTAAACTATACTCCCTTACATGTGGACGTGAATGGTGTTTATACCTCTTCCTATTATCGGAGTCCTGCGGTTCAATCTATTGATTATTCATACAAAGATGATGAGTTGTCAGTAACGTACCAGGGCATGGAAGAAGAATTGGACCTATTTACTATTCCAAATAAGTGGGTAGTCGTTTGTTCGAATCCAGAAGATACTCCTTTGTATGCTAGTTATACGAATGATAATCCCGACAATCTTACCTCTACGGTCAATCGGGGAAGAACAATAGTGGATTACAGAGAAGTATCGGATATTGCGGATCAAGACAGTTTAGATGACTATGTTCAGCGTATTGCCTTTGAAGCGAGTCAAATTTATGGGAAAATCACGTTTGAAACGGCTATCATGCCGATGCACGATTACGCTGATATATTAGAAATTGTCTATTCTCCATTAGGGATTAGCGGCAAATACAGTGAAACATCTTGGACCATGCCTTTAACCATTGGTGGAAAGATGAAACATGAAGCAAGAAAGGTGGTCATGATTTGATTACACCTGAAATGTTTGTCCAAACCTTTAGTAATGAAAAAATCCAAAAGAATATCCAATTTGCGAAGGTCAATCCGAGTCATACATCGGGTCGACCTTCTGTTGTTTATGATATGGATATAGCTACAGGCACATTGAGTAAGCCTTTACCGTATTTGTCGAGCTACACACCGAGCGCAAACGATAGGGTAATGGTTGTACATGGTGTGATTGTAGGAAAAGTAATTTAATTGAGAAAGGGGAAATGTAAATGTCATCAAATGTAAAAACCTCAAAAACAGATGGTAACAAGTGGCGAGTGGATCAATACTACAACCCAGCAACAGGTGAGTACGAAGTTTTAGAAGGTTCAAATGGAGCAAGCAAAGTCACACTAGCTGGCAGTAATGTAGCACACAATCGTCTCTTAATCCCTGTCACAGAACCAAAGGAATTAACCATTCCAACATATGATGGTTCTGGTCAAGCGGTACACCCATCTGTAATCTTTATATCAACCGGATTTGGAGGATATAAATGGTGGATGGCTTTTACACCATTCCCGAATTCTGACTCAAAGAAAGAAAATCCTTCTATTTTGGTGTCTGAGGATGGGGAGGATTGGTTTGTTCCACCCGGAGTTACAAACCCACTAGTCAATGCACCAGCAGGAGACGGGAATTTCAATCGTGATCCCGAATTAGTTTGGGATGGTACGAAACTATATTTGTATTATGGGGCTACCGTTTCAGGTTCACTCAAAACTTATCGCATGGAAAGCAGTAACGGTATCAATTGGTCTGCACCAGTAGAATTAACAAGAAGTGATACTGGTTTACCTCTAGGATTCGGATCAATGTGTGTGGGTTATTTTGGTGCAGAAGGCTGGATTATATGGGACGCATCAGTTAATGCGGGGCAAATAAGCAGATGGACATCTACTGATGGTTTAGCTTGGAAACAAGTTGGAGCTTTATCAAGAGGCGGATTTGCAAGACACACCCTTAACGGTCATACTTTACACCTTTCACTTTTTGCTGATTCAGAAGGGTTTCATTTTCTTACATCTGCATACAGGAGAGGCGGTCAAGCAGCAGGACATAACGAATATGACCACGGAGTGCATTATGGATTTTCAAATGATGGATTAGATATATTCTTTGACCCTACTCCAGCGATTCAACCTCAAATAACTGGATGGATGGGTGAAAATGTTTATAAAAGTTCCATGGCACGTATTAAAGGTTCAAAATATCGTATTTACTTTTCGACAGTAAGTGATACAGGTGAATGGAGCATTGGTTTTATTGATGTAAAATTACAACTATCTCCATTATTAGGGAATGCTATCGGAATAAAAGGGAAGCCAAGCAATCAGAAAAAAGTTGTAAGCCTAGTTACTAATGGCCAAATTCGAGACACCACAGGAAGATTCATTAATCAAGGTGTTCTTGCTCCATCAGCTTCTAAACAATATGTGGAGGATTGGAATAATTATCAACATCATGCTTTTGTAGTACGGAACTCGCTTGACCAAGCCGTAAAGTTTAGTTTCTATTCTATGTTTGGTTCTAGATCAGACACAATAAATTATTTAAATGCAACAAAAGATGGGTTTGATTTAGTGACATTCTCTATACCTGCAAACGGACAGTTCACACCTGTTTCTATTGACGAAAATAACATTCCGTTTCTTGGTGGCATACATTCTAATGATATAGGTGTATGGGTTAAATGCAATACAGCACCTACAACAGGAAGTTTAGAAGTAGATCTAGTCATGTGGAATTAGTTTAGTAACACTAACGGCGTTCGTATGTGAGACAATAAGAGTAAGAAAATAATATAAATTAAGTAAGAATTTAGTAAGAATGAGGGCTGTTTATCAGTCCTCTTTTTATTTTCGGGGAGAGTGAAACAATGGAAAAGTCGTTTCAATTTTTAACAGCCCTTTTAGCTGGTTTAGTACAGTTTATTTACGGTGATTGGACCATATTATTATCAATACTACTTACATTATCCTGTATTGATTATTCAACAGGCATGGTTGCTGGATACATCGAAGGTGAATTAAAAAGCAGAATAGGGATGATTGGTATTGCCAGGAAGGTTTTTATCTTTTTAATGGTTGCTGTTGCACACCTAATAGATCTGTTACTCATTGAAAGTGGGTTAGAAACAAAAGCATTAATCATGACAATGGTAATTGTTTTCTATGCAGTCAATGAAATCCTAAGCATTACAGAAAATGCAGGTCGTATCGGTTTACCTGTACCCGAACAAATCAAAAATGCGATTGTGGTCCTAAAAGGTAAGGGTGATAAATAATGAAAATCTTGTTAGATGCTGGCCATGGAGCTAATACACCAGGTAAAAGGTCTCCAGATGGTATACAAGAATTTGAGTTTAATAGTGCTGTAGCTGCACTTACAAAAGATATTTTGAAAGATTATGAATGTACGGTAGAATATGCCCATGATCCGACAGGTAAAGTGGATGTTCCTCTTGAAAAACGTGTAGATTTTGCCAATCGTGCTGGATTTGAAGTGTATGTATCCATTCATGCGAATGCCTTCGGGAATGACTGGAATGAAGCGAATGGGATTGAGACATATGTTCATACTAATAAGCCTAAATCAGCCTTAGAATTAGCGCAAAAAATCCAAGATAACTTGATTAAAGCAACCGGAAGAAAAAATCGGGGTGTCAAAACCGCTGAATTTTACGTGTTAAATAAAACGAAAATGGATGCGATTTTAATCGAATGTGGTTTTATGACTAATAAAGAAGAAGCTTCCCTTCTGAAGAGCTCACAATATCGTTTAAAATGCGCTGAATCCATCGTGAAAGGTGTAGTTGAACACTACAAACTAAAACCAAAGGTGAAGCCTGTAAAGCCTGTAGCAAAGAAAACAATCTATTTGAAAACAGGTTCATTTCCAGATAAAGAATCTGCTGAAAAAATGGCAGCTGACATCCGTAAATCATACGGAATTATCGTTCATGTCATGGTTGAATAAATTGAGTCCTACTCTTCGGAGTGGGGCTTTTTTTATTTTCTGAAACTTTTTAGAAGGATTTCCGTAATAACTATGGAAATAATTACTATTAAGTTTAGGGAGATGAGATTATGTTTGGTTCAAAAGAAAAAGGTACAGTTATTACAGAAAATGAATTCACTTGGAAAAAGAACAGAATCGCTATCGAAAATGGTTATTTAGTTTCTTCTGGATTAATTAATGTTGTGAGAATTCCTGTTAAGCACATTGAGACGGTTACATACAGCATTGAAGGAATGAAGGAAGTACTTACACCTGAAATAAAATTGATTGGTAAGGGAACCATTCTAGGTACTTTAAAAGTGGGTGTGGATCTAAGAGACGATATTCAAGACTGGATACTCGAAAAGATATAACATTTTATAATCATCGTAATTTGTCGTACGAAATATTAAATAGGGACTGACATTTTTTTATCGGACCCGAATAAACTGTATAGCGTAGCACAGCAAGCGCAACAGTTTCCCACCACCTGAAAAGGTGGTATTTTTTTTGAAATTTTTTTGGGACAAATTCTTTTTTGGTCATAGCGGTCATACCATGATAGTAGCCCAAGAGGAAGGAGATAATCACTATGACAAAGAAATTCGCAAAGAGTGTGTCATTTAATGAAAAAAACGAAACTGACAAAGCCATCCTAAAACACGTCGCAAGGCGCAATTTTAGCGGATATGTAAAGAAGCTAATCTTGGAGGATATGAAGGTAAAGGAAAAGAAAATAGCTCCAGAACACAAACCACTGTCTAACGAAAAACCGAATTCGGAGATCCGTATCAACAGTGGCAATTTAAAATTGAAGGATTAACCAACAAAGTAATTAACAACCGTACCAATCACATAACCAATGACTACCCAGCCTAATTGAATCATTAATCCCACTACCTTTCGTAACAGTTTATTACTATCCTTTCCTTCAACTTAGAATTTATACACGAAAGGGGAAAACATCATGTTTAAACGTACTGAGACAATGAATTTCAAGCGTTTTATGCAAGAAGGGGACTATATAGGTAAAAAGAATAAAGAGGTTTATACCAAGATTTCGAAGTCTGTAACAGTATATGCCATTGTCGGTACTCCAAAGTTAGTGTTTGCAGCTTCTGCCGTTGGAAATGGTGCATTTGATAAACTTTACCAAACATTCATGAACATTTTTGACGGTGGAGTTGTTTTAGCACTTGTGATTTGTGGAGGAACTTGGGCTTTTGGTTGGCGCACTCAGGCAATTGAACGAATCATTTATATTGCTGCAGGTTATGTTTTAGCTCGTCACGCTCAAGACATTCGAGACTTCTTAAAAACAATATAAGGTGGTGTGATGAATGAAAACGGAAATTGTAGGTAACACAATGAAATTTCAAATCACCAGTTCTTATAAAGCAATGGAGAACTTTAGAGATCAACCTCACAAAGGTATCGATATTAATTTCCCGAATGGGACCGAATTACACAGTGTAATGGATGGGGTAGTCGAGAAAGTGGTTCATTTGAAGGATAACATTGGAAATGGTGTTTTTGTAAAATTCGAGGATGGAACAACAGGGATCTATGGCCATATGTCAAAGGTTACAGTCGAGGAGGGGCAGGTTGTTCATGCTGGGGATTTGCTTGGCTTTAGCGGTAATAGCGGTCATGTCGTCGGGACAAACGGAGGATATCACTTACATTTTGGATTAAAAGATTCAAATAGTGGTGATTTCTTAGACCCTACACCACTAGGTGATGCTCTTATCGGTATGAGCGATAAAGTTCATCGAAACTTAGGTGAAAAAATGTTAGATGGTTATAACAATTTCGCGGATAAAGTTATACAAAAAGAAACAGAATGGATATTCAAACCTCTCTGGAATGGTCTTGAAAGAGCTTGCCATGATTTATTAGAGGCATTTACTTTTTATTTGCCCGATATAATGATGATAGTTACTTGTGTAGCTGCTTTATTTATCATGTTAGGACTGAGAGCACCAAAAGTATTCGCTATTTATTCAGGAGCTCTTATTGCTGCTGTTGGTTGGTTAGCGAATGCCCATAGTTAGGAGGGAATAAGTATGAGCAAACCAAAATCGATAAAATGGAATCAATTTTTCCGGATGAATGTTAATCAATATAAAACTTATCAAATGATTCCTCACTTAAATATGTCAAACGCTCAGAATCGGCACCTGTGGAACGCAATGCACAAAGCCTATGAGTTGTATCATTCCATTCCTTCTCGCTTAGATTGGAAGTTTAAAGATGGGTTTAAAGTATCATTTAGACCAAAAGATATTATCTGGTTTGATATGGTCCTCCGAAATACCAAGGAAGATGGAAAAAGAGTCGAGTTTTATTTTACTACATCGGAAACCATGGCAGACAAAATGAAAAACATTTTAGAAAACAAATGGAATGTATCGGTAAAAGAGGTAAAATCTAATCAATTAAAAGTGAGTGAAAAGAATACCGATATTTATGAAATGAAATACATGCACCATGATGTATTTAGCTTAAATACCAATCACCAACATCAAACTACACCGATTGGATCATTACTTCATTCGCTAGAAGAATTAGAGGAGGGAGATTTTGCGCGAATCAGTATTTGTAATGAAAGAGAAAACCGTAAGAAATGGCTTGGGACTTCGGCTTGGGCTTTAAAGCGATTAGGTAAGGGGCAAGTGCCGAAACGTCCAAATGCAAGCGGTAAACAACTCATTAGTGCTTTTAGTAAAGTATTTGTCTCCATAGCAAACGAAGTAATTAAACTACTCCAGGACATTTTGAATGCCTTTAATAATGTCTTTTCTCCTAACAATAAATCCTTCGACCAAAAACTAATCGAAAACAAAAATGAACTCAAAGACGAATTAAAAACCTTGAAAGTATCAGATCGCACACGAGAAAAAGCCAATGCAAGTGTATGGCGGTCACATATTCGAGTAGCTGTACACAGCGAAAAGAAATTTAATCGAGATAATGTCAGTAACATTCTCACTAGTGCTTATGGAGAACTAGCTGAAAACAATGAATTTAAAGTGGTTAAAGTCTGGTTTAACGGAATTAACATTTCCTTTAAAGGAATGAACATTAAAGTTGGATCACGTAAGCAGGAAATCATTAAAGAATTAAATACCTTTGAATTATCTAAGAAAACAAAAACGGATATCAATCCTAATTTAGTCTCTTGTGATGAATTAGGAAGGATTATTCAATTACCTACGGCAGAACTTCAAAGACGTTATGAAGATGCCATAAATGCTAATAAAAAAATAGAGACAGATATTTCTAGTGTCTTTATTTATAAACCTAGTGAAGAATTTGTGGAGATAGATGATATCAAAATTAGTATTGGAAGTAACAACCTTTCCATGGACGGAAAAAAATTAAAAACAACGTCCAAAAAAGAAAAATCCATCTTAGTGGGTCATAGTGAGCAGAAAAGCGCATCCGTGCCGATTGGAATTCCGGTTAGTAATCCAAATGAGTTTTTTAAAGGTTATGTGTACTTGGGGGGAATGGGAGCTGGCAAAGATACAGCGATTCAAAATTTTGTGACCGAAGCTTCTTTACATCAAAACATATCTTTTGTTGTCATTGACCAGGTAAATAAGGAAGGTTTGGAAGGCATGGCAAACGGTATTCGTGATAGTTTACCTCCTGAAAAGATTATTGATATCGATTTATCGGATGAAAATTATTTACCGCCTCTGGATCTAACAGAAGTCATGCAGAAAATTGGTCGAAAAGGATTAGACCGATTTGCCAATGAACTAATAGACTTTTTCGGGGATATGGAGTCGATGGGGCAAAGCAGAAAGATATTAAGGGACTTTGCAAAGGCTTCAAACGGCAGTCTATACAACATTAAAAGACTACTGGAAGAAGAGGAATTTAGAGCCGAAACGGTAAAACGATTGCAAAGTGAAAATAACGGAAGGTTAGCTCAAGAAATAGAGAAGTATTTAAGTGAATATGGCGAAAAGAAAGGCGAAATAGTGGTAGTAAAGGATGGTCAAAAGTCCTTAGATAATAAAGCTTCGGCCATTCTTAATCGTTTAGATGAATTTTTCGGAGATTCCACCTTATTTGAGATTTTCGCACAACCACCGAAAAAAGAATTGAATTTCGAACAATGGATGAAGGAAGGCAAAGTTATTATTTTTAGAGTGCCGGACCGTATATTATCCACTGTAGCGGTAAGAACATTAGTCCATTGGATCACATTGAAAGTATTAATGACGAGGCTGTTAATGTCTACTGAGGACCAATCCAATGGAACCTTTATGATATTCAATGAACCACAAACGTACTTGGAAGGAAATAAAGGTTTAGCGAAATTATTATCGAGAATAGCGGTTCAAGGTAGAAAGGAAAGATTAGGCAGCATATTCGCCTGTCATCATCTTGGTCAGATTAAGGAAATTGAAGAGGATTTAATTTCTGGTGGTGTTCATTGGATGTTATTTAAAAACGACAATGAGGATACCTTCAAGCGGTTAGAGAAGCAATTAAATCCGATTGATGTAGAAACAGCTTTAAATATTCCTAACACCAAAACCACTCGTCATGCTATTTGTATCTTGAACTTTGGAGGGGAGCGCAAACCTGCCTTTATGATCCAAATGTTAAAACCAAGTTATGAAAGATACAAACCATACGATAATTCATTTTTAACGAAACGACATTCTCAAATGTTTGGAAGAAGTTATAGTGAAATTGAAACCATGTTAGCTACTGGCACATAGGGGCATACCCTACGTGCCTTTCGGGGTAAAAGGAGGAATGCTACATGCGTCCAGTAGTCATTGAAATGGTAAAAGGTAAACCTGTTGTGGTCAGCTGCCCGAAAAAGGTTCAGGTGATTTTTCGTGAACCTAAAAAACGGACTTTTAAAAAGCGGATCAAGACGATGGTTTATCAAATGAAATCTATTATGGGCATCCAATAGGATGTCTTTTTTTCTTCATTAATATAGACAAGCCTCATTCACATAGAGTGTATAGAGGTGAAACAACATGTATAAGGTAAAAATTGTGAGAGGTCCTCATACTGACGAGAACATTGTTAAATGCTATCATATATTAGCGAAGCATATCAGAAAGGAGATTCTTCATGATAGCGATTTATGCGAGGGTATCGACAGAAGAACAATCAGCGAAAGGATACGGCCTAAAGAATCAGATAGATGAATGTAAAAAGAAAATAGGAAATAAGGAACACTTAATTTTTTTAGATGAGGGGATTTCTGGAGAAGTTTTAGACCGTCCAGGATTAACACAATTACGGGAAAGTGTTCTAAGTGGAATCGTCACTGAAATTATCAGTTATGATCCTGACCGTCTTTCCAGAAAACTTATGCACCAACTCATGTTGGATGAAGAATTTCGCAAAAAAGGGGTATTTGTTGAATTTGTTAATGGCGAATATGCCCAAACAGCCGAAGGGCAATTATTTAAAAATATCCGTGGTTCTATATCCGAATTTGAAAAAGAAAAAATTAAGCAACGGACCAAAGGTGGAAAATTGAGAAAAGCTCGCGAAGGAAAAGTGTTAGGGAATTATGGTCTTTATGGGTATGGGTTTGATAAAGATAAAAACACCTACACCATAAATGAAAAAGAAGCGAAAGTGGTTCGGATGATATTTGACTACTTCACAGATGCTACAAGCCCATTTAAAGGCATTAATGGGATAGCGAAGCACTTAACTGAAATAGGTATTCCAACAGCCAAAGGAAAGCAAGTATGGCATCGTCAGGTAGTGCGGCAGATTCTACTCAATGAATCCTATACCGGTCGTCATGCACATAACAAACATAATACCGATGGAAATTATGTCCGTAAACAATCAGGGCAAGCGACAATCCAAACATTGAGACCACAAGATGAATGGATTTATGTAAGTATTCCACGGATAATTTCAGACGAACAATTCAACATCGCGCAAGAATTTCTCGCTCAATCCAGGAGACGTTTCGCCAAAGAATCCTTAAATCAGTACTTATTATCAGGGCTATTAGTCTGTAAGGACTGTGGAAATACGTTGAGTGGCCGTAAAGTGAATTGGTGGGACAGTTTTAAATTCATTTATTCGGACATTAAAAATACAGCTGGAGCGAAACAAAAAGGCTGTGGTAATTTTGTGCAAGCGGAAGAAATAGAGGAAGTGGTTTGGAGTCATGTGTTGGAGCTGCTTAACGAACCTGAAAAGATTCTTCAATACAAAGAGAGCACGAAAGAAAGAGAATATTACTTAACTGAAATGGAACAGATCGCAAAGGAAATCGAGAAAAATAAAAAAGGACGACAACGATTATTATCGTTAGTCGCCATGAGTGAGGATCTTGATTTGACCGAAATCAAAGATCAACTAGAAACACTTCAAATACGTGAGAAATCTTTACAATCACAGTATAACCAAATTGAAGAGCAATTAAAAGGTTTAGGTATAGATAACAGTGAATCTTTAATGAAACGAGCGATTGAATTAAGACTTTCGATGAAAGAGGACCTTACCTTTGAAGCTAAAAAGGAAATCATCCGTTCACTGGTGAAACAAATAGCGGTAACGAAAGAAAAAGACGTAGAGATTTATCTGTTTTAATTATAGCTATACTAATGACATAGAAAATGAAATCTTAATGTCATTAGTGTAGCGTAAATTTTTACATTGTTACAAATTTGTGATAACCGCCTTTTTTGTCGGTTTTTGAAGTATAATAGGAGAAATCCCAGAAAAAAGGAAGGAGAATAGTCCTATGCCTTGGTCGAAATACTCACATGAACGAGTTAATACTTATTATGCTGAAGCGTTAAAAAAAATCGAGAAAAAGAGAATTGATAATCCGTACATTGGAATACAACAGTTACTGATCCGAGGGGAATTATTAAAACGTGATTTCACAAAAAGACAAATGAATATTCTTAATGGAATTCTTACTCTTTCATATTTATTAGGGAAAGAAAAAGCGATTGTTCCAAAAATGCAAGATTGGGAAATAGTTGGAGTTTCTAAAGTTAAAATCCGTAACGAACTAACTCAATTAGTCAATATGGATGTCATAGAGTGGAAAGAAGAGGAAAATTCATTTAGAGTGAAGGACATAAGAGAATGGAAAGCGAAGTATCATAGTGGGTATAACAATGAACGAGCTGATGAATTATTTGCATTAAACATTCGAGATGCAGGGATTGATATTTAATATTTTTTCATAACCTAAGTGACCGAAACGGGTAATACGAAATGGTTATTTTTTTATTCTCTAGTTCGATTAGGTCGAACTTCCTAGTAGACGAGAACGCATATAGCTAGCGTAGATCGTCTGCGACCAATTCCCATTGATATAAATCTTCGATGCTGCAATTTAACTCATGTGATATGATTTTAGCTCTCTCTAAAGTCATGATGTGCCTGGCATTTACATATTCAGAAATTTGCGATTTGGGAATACCAGTCCGTTCGGCTAATTGCGTTTGAGTTAAACCTGCTTTTTTCAATCGGTCGCCAAGTAAACACTTGCCGACTTTGAACAAAAAAATTTACACCTCCAATGTAACCATTATACTACAATGGTGGAAAAATATAACTAATTAGTTTCAAAATAAATCTTTCGTTCCTAATTTAATTGTATTATAATAACATATGACAGAACATTTGTTCGGTATACGGGGGTCAAAAATATGAAAAATGAGATTAAAGTATCCCAAATGCTTGCAAAACTAGAAATTTTCATCGTAAAAAAAGAAGAGGAAAAAAAAGATACAAAAAAATGCTCCTAAATTATTTAGGAGCTTTCATTTCTTGTCATTATTCTAATTGCTTTAATATACTCAACCATTTTTTGGACTTCTTCATCAGATGGTTCGATCTCATCAATTAAATCATATTTTCTTTTAATGCTTTCCAGTGATAGATCGCGTTCATACAATAGAGATTTTTCGTTATCAGAAAATATTTTTTCATCCTCTTCTGAAATAAAAAAGTAGGTAACATCTATGTCAAAGTATTCAGCTAACTTTTCTAACAATTCAACAGAAGGGCTATTGATCCCACTCTCTAATTTAGAAATATGAGCATGGGAAACACCAATTTTTTCTCCTAGTTCCCTCATGGACAATTTTTTTCCAATTCTCAATTTATGTATTTTTGAACCAATATCCAACTTCATTCATCTCTTTATGCTTATTTTACTAGCATTGTAACTCTTAGTAAACAAGAGTGGTTAAGTTTCTAAAAAAATTTTATTAATAATGTTGACTAATAGTTACATCTTGTGGTAACTTATAGTTACAAGTAACACATAGTTACCGATTGAGGAGGTGGTAGGATGAACAATCAATTAGCCAAATTAAGAGAACAGAAAAAACTAACACAAGAAGAATTAGCTTTGGCTGTTGGTGTATCAAGAGCACACATTTCAAAATTCGAAAATGGAAAAGGTTCACCGAGTATAAAAGTATTATCTCAAATTGCAAAAAAATTAGACGTAAAGCTAGATGATATTTTTTTGCTCTGAATGGTAACTTATAGTTACAGGAGGGAAACGATGAAAGTGACAGTCATCAAAGGTCCGTTATTCGAACAACGGAGAGAACAGGCTTATGAATTACTTTACAAAATCATTCAGGAAGAAGTGAAGAAGGAACAGAGCAAGCCTTCAAGAGCTTCTTAATAAGGAGGAAATGACAATGACAATCGAACAAAAGCTAGAAATGCTTCGTAAGGCCATGGAAATGGGTGCTCATGTTGAAGTTAGTTTTCATAATCCAAAGGATTCGTACACTCGATTTAACAAAGAGCAAGCCGAGGAAATCACTTCAGAATTCAATCAAGTAGATTTTGTTCCAAAGTATCACGGTGGATCACATTGGTTTAAATCCAAACACGAAGATTTTTCAATCTCTGTTTTCTATCAACCGGTTGCTTCGGATTTCCTTGAAGAAGATGTTGTGTTAGATGGCATGAAAGAGGAAATGGCATGAACTTAGTCACCAGTTGGAATCCAGAATTCATTCAATCGCTTGCAGCTCGTGTTCAATCCTACTTGGATGAAATGGTTTATACCGAAGCTTTTGACTTTGCAAATGAAGATGGAGATGTAAATTTACAAGAAGAAGAAAAAACACAAGAAGCGTTAGAAAACATTCTGGTAGATGATGGTTTATTGGGAATTGTGGAATCAAACGATTTTTCAAATTTGGTTGATGTGGTGTTTGATGCCATTCCTAGTAAGTTTTTCGAAAGAATCACGGAAGGCTTCGAAGAACAAATTGAAGAAACGAATGCCTA